ACCAGCGTCATACATGTTAGAACCTTTGAAACCTACAGTAACATAGTCACTAGCGGCAAACTGGTCGATAAATACTTTGTATTTTCCGCCAAGAACACCAGCAAAAGTGCTGTTAGTTACGTCAGGTTGCATGCCGTTGTCAAGTCCCATGTTAGGAACATCCATCGCGCCAACCATATCTAATGCAGATGCAACATCAGCAGATACGATTAACCAGTTGCCTTTACCGCGACCAGTTTCTTTAGCAATAAGATTTGACTCTTTGTTGATTTGAGTCAATAATGACTTGTAACGTTCACCACCCCAACGGGCGCCTCTGTTATCAAGAGCATCAGCAACATCAAAAGTACCAGCAAGAGTTGTACCCGCTAGAGCACCACCAGTTGCTTGACTGTTGATTTTAGCAATAACTTCACGGTCAATCTCAGCAAGAATTTCACTAGAAAGAATAGATGCTAATTCATTTTCAGCATCCAAACCATGGATTGCTTTCAAATCTTGAGCAAGTTCTAAAGAGTATTTTGCTTTTAATGCACGAGTTTTTGCTTCAACTGAACTTTTCTCAATAGAGAAAGACATTTCAGCATATGCCGCGCCAGTTCCACCAAGAGTTTCGCCAGCGGCAGTAGTCATGTCGCCCGAGAATGCAGTGTTAGGAGCGCCAGCAGGAAGTGTAAGTGCTTCTGCGCCAGTGCTTGCTTCGCCAGTGTAATGAGATTTCATTGCAAAGATAAGTCCAGTAGGACCGCTCATTGGTTGAACACCGATTGTGTCAAATGCAATTAACTGAGGCATAGTTCTGCGTACTAATGAGATTAAAACTGGATCCCAGTTATCTACATTACCACCAGTAACGTTTGCTTCGTCAAGTGCTTTTTGTTGATTTTCTAAAAGACGTAAAGTGATTGCTGATTTGGTAGCATCTTTAATTGCAGGTAATTCTGCATGCTCCATTACAGGTGCCCACTTATCTTTAATTTCTTCTGATAAAAACATTGTATGTTTCTCCTTTTATAAGATATTAAGCACCGAAGATGCTTTTATTTTTAGTATTACTAAGTGATTCCACGATGCGTTTCATAGATTCGCTCATTTCCCCACTTTCCTTTTCATTGACCTTAGTTTGGGCAACTTCGGCAATAACTTCTTCTTTTGCGTTCTCTGATGGAAAGTAAGTTTCCTTCAAAGTAGTCAATTTTTCTGCGTAGTCTTTAGATGATTCAAATTCTACACCTTCAGCAAGAGTCTTTAATTTCTCTACTTGGGTAAGAGTTAAATCTTCAGAGATTTCACTGAAAATCTTTGCGGCATGAGCAACATTTAATGCTGTTCTTGCTTCAACGTTTTTGCCGATTTCTTCGTCAATAGAAACTTTTAATGAATCAATTTCTTTTGCTTGTTCGTCAACTACGTTATATTTTTCTTCTGGAATTTCAATATAATGTTCTGCAAACAAATCTTGCATTCCACCAACAAAACCTTCTAGAATCTGATTTTTCAATCCTGCTTCTACAGATAGTTTGTTTTCTGTCATCCATTCCTCAATCATGTAATCGAGATAATCGTTTAATTTAGAAGATACCTCAGCAAGGACTACTTCAGACTGTTCGACTAATTTCGCTTCGAAAGTTTCTTCGATTGAAACTAACTGCTCTTTGACTTTTGCTTTAACAGCAGTTTCAAAGACCAAAGTAGTTTTTGCTTTGAAGTCTTCAGATAGTTCTTGACCTGCAAACAGGGCATTAACGTCTTCAGTCACATCTACTGTGATTTCAACTTCTTCTTTTGCTACTTTTTTGGAAGTTTCATCAACTTCGTCTTCTTCGTCTTCGTCAGATTCATCGCCGTCTTCTTCGTCTTCATCTTCCATTACTTCGCCGCTTCCAGCGATTTTTTTCTTTTTGGTTTTTACTGCTTTTGCTTTTGGATCGCTTGCTTCTACGACTTCATCTGACTCTTCGGCAACCATTTCTAGTTCACCTTTTTCAATCATTTCTTCCGCTTCAGCAACCGTAACAACAGTGCTAGACTCAGAAGATTCGGCAACGTATGCTTCCTTCCCTTCGTCTAAAACTAACAGTTCGCCAGTTTCCGTTTTTAACTTCATTTAGGTTCTCCTAAAAATTGGTTGTATAATAATCAGTCAATAAAGACTATCTTCTTTAGATAATATTTATAAAACTAATAACCTCTAAACTCGCTAATATAATGCAATATCTGCTATATATTTATAACTTTGCAATAAAGTCTGCGAATATCCTTGCTTCTAATCCACTAAGTTGTGATTTAGTCGCCTTTTTAATAGTCTCATGCATTTGTTCAATGTCACGTTCTATTATAATGCCATTGTCCCAAACCCATTCTTTACCTTCCATGATGCCATTTACAAATGCATCAGGCGCCGAAGGATCGGCAACAATGTCTGCCGCCGTAGCAAGATAGAAGTCTTTTTGCACTTCTTGAACACCTTGCTTATTTGCCTTTAATGTTCCCATCCCGCGAGAGGAAACACCCAACTGAGCACCTTCTTTGATAAGAGATTTTACAATATTACCATGGGGCGTATCAGTTATTTTTGCTCTTCCCACATAATTACTTCCTTCTTTTACTAAAGAAGTAATCATATGACTAACTCTATCAAGGTTGATAGTGGGACCATCTGGATGACCAAGTTCACCGAATGCTCTCTTTTTGTCAATATATTCTTTTGTGTACCGCTTGACTTCATTTTCCATCACTGCGTTTCCATTTCTATTTTTAATATCTGCCTGAAGAAATACTCCTTCAATATACAAATCTTTACCCTTTCCCTCGGTAATGTATTGTACAGATTCATTGATTTCTGATATTAGTCTCATTTCTTTTTCCTATTTCGTGAATTTCGATTTAACCTTTCCGCCGTATACTTTATTAGCATTACGAATCTTCACTTTATTTCTACGAATCCACTTCTTTCTAAGTTTAACACGTTTAACACGATTACCCGCTTTTCTGCGGTCAATCTTGGCCATACGTTTTACTGAACGGTCTTTGAATTTATTTAGGTCTTTCTTTCTTTGAGTAAGTCTGCGCTTATTAGTGTTTCGTGCGACATATCGTTTGATTTCATCAAGGACATCTCCGAATGTTTTTTTCGATTGACTCTTTCTTATCTTCAGGTTCTGGTTCTTCATCATCACCTTCCCAACCTGCGTCTAATGCATCATAGAATTCTTTTTTCTTGTCGCCTTCTAATTCTGAAGGAGACTTAACTCCGAATTTCTTGAGCATAGTATTGACAAATTTCTGATATGCTTCTTTGCCGCCCGATGCTTCATAGATATCAGAATCATCTTCAGAATCATCTTCGTCACCAACATGCCATACAGCACCGCCGTTCGCCGCTTCTTCAAATTCATCACGCTCTTCTTCGGAGAGTTTGTTCCACTCTTCTTCAGTGAATTCATAGGTTTCGAATTCTTCTTCTGTTATTTCTTCTACTAAATCTATGAAACTTTTCATATTAGTCTTCCGCTGTTTGAGGTGCTCCAGCAACAACATCTTTTTTAAATATTGTCTGTGCTAGGTCTGCTTTGGCACTTGCTAATTTAGCACTAAGTCTTTCAGATGCTTCCTGACGGAACGCATCACGAAATGATGTGCCTTCACCATTTCTTGCTGATTGTATCATTTTTTCTAAGTTAGTCATAATATTCTCCTATTAACTAAAACCTTGAATTATTATCGTCATCATCGTCTTCTTTGGGTGCTTCTGCTTTTTCTTTATCCATGACTTTTTTCATGTCTTCGATATCTTCATCAGTTTGCATAAGAATATTCTTCTTAACCCATTCAGCACTTAAATACTTACCAATCATTTCAGAACGCCCAATGGTATCAACCATTTCGATACGTTCTTTCATCATTTCAAGTTTCTTAATTTCGGAGAAGTAACTGTCATCAGAGAATACAAAATCCATACCCTCTTTATAAACATTCCACTCACCCTTGTCGATAATGCCCTTTGCAAGCAACTGTGTTCTTAACAAAGAGTATAATAAATCCGAAAATCTTTTTCTTAATTTAGTAACAAACTTGGTAAACTTAATTTCATCACGAGACACTTCACCGCTTCGTGAGAAACCCCACCCGGATTCTGAATCCATTCTAGAAGATGGCACATGTAGTGCCTGATAAACTTTCTTCTGGAAGTACATTACATCATCCATATCACCCAAGTTTTGCCCACCCGGTAGGGTTGTTACTTCTGTTCCTCGACCACCTTCTTTACGAGGTAACCAAAAATCTTCCATCATGCTCATAGTGTCTTTACCATTATTCACACTACCAGTTGATGCATCATAAACCATCTTGTTTTTGAATTTGTTCATGATGTTTCTTAGATACTGTTCTGCTTTTGTTTTCGGCAGATTACCTGTATCAATATAGAACACCCGTCTTTCTGGTGCCCTAGTTATTCTATAAATTACCATTGCGTCTTCTAACATACGCAATTGATTAATAGGTTTCATTGCTTTATGTAGATACGATAAAACAACTTCTTTTTCTGAGTCAATTAAACCAGATGTAGCAGTTGCTACGCTTTCATGAGCAACTTTCAAAGTCTGCATCATACCACGTGACTCTGCTGTATAAACCCAGTATTCTTCCACGCCTGTGATTAATTCAACACCATCTTTATTTTTTTCTTTTGTTACTTCTTTAATCTTTTTGATATTTGAAGCATCAATGTATCTTAATTCTTTTATACCTTTTTTGATGTTATCGCCATCAAAAATGATATGAAAGTGAACCGCACCATCAATATACCATCTTCTGAATATTTCTGGTGATGCAGAATTAAATTCTAATTTCTTACATACGATTTTAAATTCTTCTGTGATTGCTTTCTTGACTGCATCAGGAACATCATCATCCATACCATCAAGCAAAATAGACACAGGTTCTTTATAAGGGTCCTATTGCACTTTCTGCTTCTGGTTGTTTGACCGTTTCTCTATATTTATTAATTAAGTCTTGTTGATTTTTGAATGTCGAATCAAAATTGATAGAAAATGCATTAACGCCGCCACCATCAACAATAGTAGAACCATCGTCTAAATCAGGAGGCACAAACGAGTCGGTGCCTTTCTCTATGATAGAGGAACCTATTTTCTTTTCTAATTTATAACCAAACAATTCCATTAAATTTCCTTCTGTACAATAAGATACTCGTCAAGTATCTTTATTTATCTCTCAATATACTTGATACACTGATATTTATAATCAATGTATCAAGCACTATTTTACTTCAGTCTACTAACTCGGAAGATCCCAAGATACAGCAAATGTAACTGTATACTCTTGAACCGTGTCCGCGCTATCCCAACTCAGTTCGATAGATCCAATTTCAGTAGGCCAACATGAGAATGTCCATGCCGCTCCTGCCTGATCCTGTAATCCTCTGTTCTGAGGGTGAATTTCAAGTAGTTTATGAACTCCTGCACCAGCGACTTGTGAATCACCAGAGAATGTAGTATGACCTTGAATCACTTCTTGCCATACTAACAATCCATTTCTAAGTACATAGTCCTGGTCGTTTAGGAATGTAACAGTCCAATCAGCAAAGATTCTGTCTCCAGGAATCTTCCACTTTCTGTTCTGATACGGCACTTCAATAGGATTAACTGTTGAAGCAGGCAAAGATGCTGCCTTTGCTAAGAACCTACTATCTACAACGTCAGGAATGATGACTTCGAATAGATTTGCTCTAGCAAAGTCTCCACCACCTGCGACTTGATTTACAAAATTACTTACGTCTGACATAATATATCTCCCTTATACCTGACCGATAACTTCAGAGAAGTCAACGCCAGTTTTAGTTGCAACAAAATTCAACGTAATAAAGTTGATAGATTT